CTAGACACGTCATTAACGGCAGTGCTGATATTAAACTTGGCATGGCTTTTCATATTACTCTAAACAGCATTAAAAAAGCATGGACTGACTTTAACGGCAGTCATGTTGTATTCTGCCTTGAGGGTCGCAGTTGGCGTAAAGACCACTATGCTCCTTACAAACGCAATCGTGCAGAAGCTCGTGCCGCACATACTGAAAAAGAAGCAGAAGAAGAAAAAGTATTTTGGGAAGCATTTGATACTTTTAAAGAATTTATTACTACCAAAACAAATTGCACGGTATTACACAATCCAACATTAGAAGCAGACGATCTTATTGCGGGATTTATACAAACACACCCAAATGATGACCATGTAATAATTAGCACAGACAGCGACTTTGTGCAACTTATAGCATCCAATGTCAAACAATATAATGGTGTGTTAGAAACTACTATCACACATGAAGGTATTTTAGACAAAAAGGGCAAACGTGTTGTAGATAAAAAAACAGGCCAAGCAAAGGATATTCCTAATCCAGAATGGTTGTTGTTTGAGAAGTGTATGCGTGGAGATCCCACAGACAATGTGTTTAGTGCTTTTCCAAAAGTTCGTAAAAATAAACTCGAAGAAGCATTTGAAGATCGCAGTAAAAGGGGATTCGCGTGGAACAATCTCATGCTTCAGCGTTGGGTTGATCACAATGGTGAAGAACATCGTGTATTAGATGATTATGAACGTAATCGTAGACTTATTGACTTAAATTATCAACCCGAACATATTAGAACATCAATTGTTGAAACTATTAAATCTAATGCTGTTCCTAAAAACATTAATCAAGTAGGTATTAGACTTTTAAAATTTTGTAACTTGTATGATTTAAAGAAAATTTCAGATAGTATACAACTTTACTCAGAACCTTTTCAGGCAAATTATCCAGGAAAATAACATGGCTACTACACAAGAAAAAGAAAAACTTATAGAAGTATTAAAATTTACCCCGTGTACTTACACCATTCAGATGTGGGGATATGGAGGTGAATATGTTATGGGCACTGTAGAACGTACAATTTACGACTATTTTAAACGCCGTCGTTTAAGTCTCAGTGACTATGCATGGGGCAGTGATTATGCTGAAGAAAATAACATTCCAGAAGAAATGCAGCCATTTCCACCAGGTAGTTGGTATGAATGCGATGACATGGCGCATATCAGTGGAGTTGATCGTAACGCTGGTACTTTACAAATTTGTGACGAAAACGGTAATACTGTATATGAACGCAGTTTAGAGGATATTGACGGTTATAGTGATGACAGTCCAGAAATTGGTGGTGGGGACGAAGTATGGATTGATAGCAAGGATCCGGGAACTGTAGTATTTGTTGGTGTTAGCAGTGAAAAAGGAACATTCTTTGAAGGCGAAATTGAATTGAAAGAACCTTTTGATATTACCAAACTATCTATTAGTTATGATGAAATTGACGGTAATGAAATTGTCAGCATGGTCACATACGATGGTGAAGACATTAACAATAATGGTGGAAGCACTAGCGGTAAAAGTTCAGACTTTGGATTTTATATTGCTGGCTCTCTAAAAGACGGCAAGTGGGAAATGTACAAAGACATGGATAGTATCGAGTACGAAATGACTCAGTGGTTTCCTAAAAAAATAAATCCTAAAATAGTCGGACTTTACGAAGTTAAAACAACAGGTAAAAATAGTTATACGTATCAAGCTAAGTGGACTGGTACACGTTGGATTAATAACTGGCACGACGATGTGCCAGAAACAGAAGAACTAAAAATTAAAGAATGGCGTGGTCTTGCAGTGGATCCTGATGCTACGGATAGCGAAGGTGGAGATTTAGATTGAAAAAAGATAATTCACCATTTAACCTTTGGTTAGAGAAAATGTGGTATGACCATAAAATGGAGGTTGAAGGATATACTGGTAAATTTCCAATATATCCCAAAGAGGAATACTTTAAACAATATAAATGGTGGTTAAAAAGGGAGTTCAAATATCGTGTCAAAAATAAAAAATGATCAAGAGTTACATGCAAAGCCTATTGTAGATGGCGTACTATGGGTTGTAGAAGAATTAGGAAAAAAGGTCGGAACTCTACATAAAAAAGAAGGTAATAAATATATTTTAAGTTCATATAACGGTGAACATTTTTTCAATAAAAAATCAGAAATTACAAAACAATTTGGATCTGATTTTTTTCTAAAAGGCATTAATACTACTGTATCGAACATCGACGTCAACGATTGTCACGGTTATCCAACAAGGTGGGTCCCTTTCAATAGTATGTATGATGTAAGACGTAAACTGCCATTATTTACAAAAAGTAATCAAAGCAAAAGTTTATTTTGTGCAGGTCATTATATTATAAAATTTCCTAAAAATTGGGTTAGAAGTTTTTGTCCTAAACTTATTACTATCGAAAGGTATCCATATTCAGGACCTTACAAAACTGAAGAAGAATCCAGAGAGGCATTAGCAAATGTCAGATAACCCAATCAATATTGTACCATTACAACAGTTCATACAGCAGGTAAAAATGGCTGATTTAAATCAGCAAAGAGAAATAAAATTAGACATAAGAACTGCTAAACATCTAGCATTTACTCTAGGTGAGGTTACTAGTAAGCTAACTCAAGATTACGACAACCTTTTTCATATACTTAAAAACAGTTCGGATAACTCTGTAGTCGAAATACAGTTAGACGGCGGCGGTTTTCGAGATCAGAAATAGGATAAATATATACGTACTTTTCAAGGACGTATATATGAGTCGCCCAAAACCAAAAGTGCTATTAGAGCACACAAATAAAAAAAACTATAAGTGCGAGCAGATTTTAGAAGCAGAAGCCATTTGGGCCGTTTTTTTCAAAGGCCAACCCTTTAATCTCAAATCATTTAGTAGTGTCACTAGTTATCCTGGACCGAAATATAAAAAGGTTGCTTTTAGCAATCCAGGCCATGCAATCAATCTAGCAAAAAAACTGAATCTTACATTCGGTTGTAAAGATTTCGAAGTAGTGGTGTTGACTTCGGGTCAAGTATTGAAATGATTAATAGTCAAACATATACAAAAATTTTTTTAAACACACAAGAAAAATCTTGTGATGAAGCAAACGTAAAATTACATCATAGACTTTGGTGGAAAAATACTAGAACAAAAGAAGGCGGTGGACTTAGACTTACTGAAGAAGGTTATAGCCATTTAGCAAACATCTTAGATTTAAAAGAATACGAAGTTCCATTCACCGAAAATATAGAGCTAAGTCCACAAACAATTATCTTTTTTGATCGATTTATCGATTGTCCCTATTACTTAACCGAAAAAAGTATTACCGTTTTTTCTGAAAAAAAAGCATTTGAGTTATATATGTTTTCAGATGATATTCGAAAATATGGGCTTGTAAAAGCCATGAATGCTAGAAAAAAATTGGAAAATCCCGTCTAAAACAATTAAAAAACGCTTGACGAAGTTGCGGACTTATCGTACAATACGAGTATGGTAACAAAAATCCATGCTTAATTAACTTAACGATAGGAACTGCAAATGAGCGAAATCGTATCTCGTACCGTAGGCCCCAAGGCTGCTAAAAAGGCAATTCAAAAGGGTTTTGCCAAACGTCGTCCACTTTTCCTTTGGGGTCCGCCCGGAATTGGTAAATCCGATATTGTCAAGCAACTGGGTGAAGATCTCGGTGCTCATGTAATTGATGTTCGACTAAGTCTTTGGGAACCCACTGACATTAAGGGTATTCCCTACTTTGATTCTAATCATAACAAAATGGTTTGGGCTCCTCCGTCAGAATTGCCTGACGCAGAAATGGCAGCACAACATAAACATATTATTCTATTCTTGGATGAGATGAATTCGGCTCCACCTGCTGTACAGGCTGCGGCTTATCAACTTATTCTTAACCGTCGTGTTGGCACTTACTACTTGCCAGACAATGTAAGCATTGTTGCCGCGGGTAACCGTGAAGCGGACAAAGGTGTGACCTATCGCATGCCTGCTCCGTTGGCTAATCGTTTTATCCATTTGGAAATGCGTGTTGATTGGGATGACTACAGTTTTTGGGCCACTGAAAACCGTATCCATAAAGACGTAGTTGGATATTTGACCTTCTCTAAGAAGGACTTGTATGACTTTGATCCTAAGAGTTCTAGTCGTGCTTTTGCAACACCCCGTTCTTGGACTTTTGTCAGTGAATTGCTAGAAGATGGCGACACTGATGACAGTACTCTTACTGACCTTATTTCAGGTGCAGTTGGTGAAGGTCTTGCTATTAAGTTTATGGCTCACCGTAAACATGCCAGCAAAATGCCTAATCCTACTGACATCCTTAAGGGCAAAGTAAAGAAAATGGAAACTAAAGAGATTTCCGCTATGTATTCTTTGGCAGTTAGTCTGTGCTACGAACTTAGGGATGCCAGCGATAAAAATGCCAAAGATTGGAATGACCAAGTAAACTGTTTCTTCGAATTTATTATGAAGAATTTTGAAACTGAATTGGTTATTATGGCAACTAAACTTGCTCTTACACAATACAACTTGCCGTTGGATCCAGATGAAATTGCATGTTTCGACGAGTTTCACGAAAAATTTGGCAAGTATATTTCGGCAGCAACTGAAAAACGCTAAACAGATTGACACCGCCCACGGGCGGTGTTATAATATTAAATATTGTAAACAGGAGCCGAAATGCAACATAGTCTAGATCCCATTATTGACAAGATCATTGTAGCTAGAGTTGGATTGCTATTACGCCATCCATTCTTTGGCAATATGGCCACACGTCTTAAAATTCAAGAATGCACTGATTGGTGTCCTACTGCGGCCACTGATGGACGCCACTTGTTTTACAATCGTGATTTCTTTGAAAAACTTTCAACTAAACAAGTTGAATTTGTTATTGCACACGAAATTTTACACAATGTCTTTGATCACATGAGTCGTCGTGAAAGTCGTGATCCACAAATTTTTAACGTTGCTGCAGACTATTGTGTAAACGGTCAATTGGTCCGTGATAGAATTGGTGATCACAATATTCCAGATATTAAGATTTTTCATGATAGCAAGTATTACGGACATAGCGCCGAACAAATCTATGATGAAATTTTTAGCAAGTATGACGAAGATCAATTGGCTGCATTAGGACAACTGCTTGACGATCATATTGATTGGGAAAAAGAAGGTAAAGGTAATCGTCCACAATATTCTAAAGAAGATCTTAAAAAGATTCGTGACGAAATTCGTGAAGCAACTATGCAGGCTGCACAGGCAGCTGGTGCTGGAAATACACCTGCCAGTGTTGCACGTCTTATCAAAGAACTCACAGAGCCTAAGATGAATTGGCGCGAATTGTTGCGTCAACAAATCCAAAGTCTAATTAAAAACGATTACAGTTTTACTCGTCCCAACCGTAAGGGTTGGCACATGGGTGCCGTTCTTCCAGGTCTTAAAAATGACGAAACTATCGATGTATGTATTGCCATTGATATGAGTGGTAGTATTGGTGATGCACAGGCCAAAGACTTCCTTAGTGAAGTTAAAGGTATTATGGAAGAATACAAAGACTACAAAATTAAATTGTGGTGCTTTGATACACAAGTCTATAATGAAGCTGACTATGATGGGTATAATGATGACATCATGACCTATGAAATTAAAGGTGGTGGCGGTACTGATTTTATGGCCAATTGGGTCTATATGAAAGACAATGACATCCAACCTAAAAAGTTTATCATGTTTACAGATGGTTATCCTTGGGACAGTTGGGGTGAAGAAGATTACTGCGACACACTTTTTATTATTCATGGAAACGATACTATAGTACCTCCTTTTGGTAACTATGCATACTACGAAGAAAATAAGTAATGCCTATTAAGAATGGAAAACCGAACCCATTAAATTATCTTGGTATTAGGCGGGTGCAGTTTCCGGCCCGCCATTTTCATTTTGTTACAATTCCTAGATACAATCCATCTACAGTGAAAAATGTAGATAATTGGATATATCACAATTTAAATGGCAGGTATTATGTTGGCCAATCTTTAGAATTAGATGGGACTAATACGATTTCTTATGTTACTAAAATTGGTTTTGAACAGAAGAAAGAACTAAGTTTTTTTCTAATTTCATATTCAAATCTGTGAGTATTAAGAAATAATACGGCTATATAATGTAGTCATTCATTTATTAAGGAGTAGACTATGACCACTGAAGCTGAAAAAATTCAAGAACAAGCTAAAGAAGTAGAACAACCTACAGCACCTCCAGACACTGATTTGAATATTAGTGATCTAAACGCTATGAAACAGATTATCGATGCTGCCAGCTCAAGAGGAGCATTTAAAGCTTCTGAAATGGAGGCTGTGGGTCGTGTTTATAACAAGCTATCTAACTTCTTGGCACAAGTAGCCACAAAAGGACAACAAAATGGTTAATTTAAAACATGTTGGCAGATTCGTCACGAATGGTAGAAAGTGTTTGGTTGCATACAGATCACTACCGGGCGATGCGTATAACTGTCTTGTAGTACAAACAGAAAACTTAACTGATGATCAGCATAATTCATTGATTCAACTTGTTGAATCACCTGCTGCTCAAGACGCAAATGAATTTGCAGAAGTATTGGCTAGATCATCTTTTTCAGATGGTAGTACCATGTTAGCAAATCTTCATGTCAACGGAAAACTGATTAAGGTGCCTACAGATCAAGTAGAAATGATTCCAAATTTTCAAACAAGAGTTTTATTATCAGAACTCAATGCAATGATCGCACAGCAGTTAGGTGTTTCCATTGACGACTTGTCTATTTCTGATCCAAGAAAAATTAAGAACAATGATACAGAAGTAAAGGAAGTTGCCACTGTAAAAGAAGTTCCTACAGAGAATGCTGATGTTACCAAAACTACATCAGCAAACATTAACGAAACTGCGGTTACTACATTTGAAACAGTAGAAGCAGAAGCTAGATTTTATCGAAGCCAAGCTGATAAGCTATCAAAACAAGCAGCTGAATTTCGTAGAAAAGCAGAGGATTTAGTTCCAACTAAGAAAAAGTAATGACATCGAAGAAGCTTTCAAAGGATGTCATTGAACGTTGGCCGGAAGTATTTGAGGAAATAAATCTTAATGTGGTACCATTAAAGTACCTACACTCTGTACAGGTTAAATTCAAAGACAGCAAAGTATGGAATATTGAAATCAGTAGACGTAGAGATACTGACTGGGACGGTGTAGAAAAACAACTACACGAAATTTTTGTTACCTATCAAGAAAATATCGACAATGTAGATTTTAAATTAGACACTGATAGAATTAAAAAAGATATTATTAAAGAAACCAATAAATTTCTAAAAAAGAGGAAGTTGCAGTGAAAGTCAAATTAGTATCATATAGCCAACCTACAGAAGATTTCGCTGAAAAGGGCATTAATGATGCCCAAGAATTAATTGCGTATTGTGCTCGTGTTAGTAATCCATCAAATCAATTTAACACTGAAACTAGTGAAAAACTAATTAATTATTTGATTAAACATCAGCATTGGAGTCCATTAGAAATGGTCTCTGCTTGTTTGGAAATTGAAACGACTAGGGACATAGCTCGACAGATTCTTCGACATAGAAGTTTTAGTTTTCAGGAATTTAGTCAAAGGTACGCTGATCCCACTAAAGATCTTGATTTTGAACTAAGAGAAGCAAGATTACAAGATCCAAAAAATAGACAAAATAGTGTTGTTACTGAAGATAAAGAACTCGAACACGAGTGGAAAATTAAACAAATAAACGTTATTGCCGCTGCTCGAGAAGCATACAAATGGGCAATTGAAAACGGCATTGCTAAGGAACAGGCAAGATCTGTTTTACCAGAAGGAAATACAGTAAGTCGTTTATATATGAATGGTACATTGCGCAGTTGGGTACACTTTATTCAATTACGTAGTGATAATGGAACACAATTAGAGCATCAACTCGTTGCTAAAGAATGTGCCTGTGTCATTGCCGCAGTTTTTCCGATGATCGGTAAAATAACATAAATATGAGACCGGTTGCTGGAGTTCGTCCCGAGCCGGGCAGGAGTGTAGCTCATATTGGGAGAGTACCTGCTAAGGGAGCAGGAGGTAGAAAGTTCGATTCTTTCCACTCCGACCATTAACATAGAAAAATCAATATGAAGATCAACTTTTATGGGCACAGTTTATGTAGTATGAATCGTGAAAACAGATTTTTTGATACCTGGGTAGACAAGATCATTGCAAAATTTAATTGTGATTATCCAGAATATGTAGGTACAGCACTGTGCTCTGAAGAACGTATACTATTTAGACTTAAAAAATCACAACCATTTGATGTTGCCATCATCATGCATGGAGATCCAGGATTTATCTTCTGCCCAACTTTTCATCAAGATATACATAAACATAAGGAAATGGATTTAGCGAAATGTTCTCAAAAAAGTTACGGTTATTATCCGGGTAGTTTAAAAGATGAAAAACAAGCACATGACAGTGAAATGATTGACCTAACTTTAGAAGAAACAAGGCAGGCTATAGAGATCTATCAAAAATATTTTTTTACACCAGAAACAAATCGTAATAGATTCTATGGTGCCCTAATTCAAATAGAGCAATACCTTAAATTTAAAAATATCCCTGTTATTCACTGTCCTCAACATCAACACGACATACCAAAATGGTTTACTTTTAATAGTGGACCGGTGCTATACGATATTGCACCAATGCAACATGATTCAAGCCCCTATAGTTGTTCATATAATAAATCAGCTAATGCAGTAAATGAGGAAGGTAACGAAATAATTTTCAATAAAATAGCAGAACAAATTAATCTTCTGATTAAGAATTAGTTTTCATAACTTATATCCCCGGGCCATAGAGGTAACTTTGTATCCGGGGCTCTTTTTGGAATCTTAGAATCTGCACTACTAACGCAACTGTTTGTAATGCATGACTTCGGAC